CGTAGTGTATATATCCGAAATAGCTGTTGGGCGAAAACATCCGGGTCCATAGAGCATTGAGGATGATGTTTTCGGCGAACGCCCGTTGCCGGATTTCTCCAGTCCTGGCGTCAACGACTTCGATATCGAAGCGGTTGTGAATGGAGCACTTGAGCTCCGCGTTATGTACCGGCGCTTTATCAAGCGGCCGTTTTCTGCCTCTTGTCATACTGTCCTCCCTAGAGATCATTGATGTTAATTAATACGCCAACGGCTGTAATTGAATTGATTTGAATATTCTCTTCGCCGGCTTGGAAATCGGAGTAATATACCCTGATCAGCGGTGCTGTTACGGATATCCCCGCGATCTCAACGCGCTCCATGTCATGCGGATGAGGCTTGTTAATCAGTTCCAACGGCTTGAACTGCCTTGTAAAAGAAGTGACAGGGCCGCCCAGTCCGGCGAGGCCGCCTTTCGCAGCATCATATGAGACGGTCAATTCTCCTGAGACCCTGACGAAACGTTTCAGAGGCTGTACCTCGAGCAGGATGGCGTATTCATCCGCCGGATACGCAGCAACAGATCGCACCGGATATACCATCGCCACCAGCACACCGCCCGGTTCCATGTTGTATTCATATCCTGATATTGTAAAGGCCAGTTCGTTACCCGCCTGGCTCGGGTCGCTTGTGAGCCTTTCTGTAAACCGAATGGCGATGTACTGTCCGTCTGCTTTACTCATTCCAAAGCTCCTCCGGCTCCGGCGGGTCAATCTGCGGAGCTACTAAGTTAACTGGGGTGAATTCAAACGAGAACGCCGACAGCGGCACAACAGGTGAATAAACTGAGCCGGGCGTATAGGTCAGGTTACAGACTGTACCTTCAGCAAGATTGAAGTCCGTAAAGCTCAGAGTAACAGTCATACCGTCTCCACTTACCGACGCAGCATTACAGGAGTATACGATATTGTTGGCGTCGGTCAGCAGAAATGCCGCATAGCTGTCTTCAACCCCGGTAACCGGGTAGTCAAATACCACGTTGATAAGCAGCCCCCAGTTACCCGAACCGTCGTCAATGTTAGCGACAGCGACGGCTATCGACGACAGACCGTATATCCGTGTGCCGGCAGCTGATACATTGCTGAGCTCAATGTTTTCGTCTTCTTTCATGTCGTGATATGTTACTTTGATAATCTCCGCATCAGCGCCGACATCTGTGACCTCCAGATGCTCGACGTTCTGTTTTCCGATTCCGGCGAACTGTGTGAACAGCTCATAGAGCGTTCCATCCGAAGCCAGCGCCTGCAGCGCGACGCGGTAATCCCATGTTCTCGATGCGGCTATCTTAACGTAGGTCACTTCTGGCCCGAACTGAACAGGCTCCGCGTCTGACCATACATCGTCTATGAGCTGGCGGTAATAGATGTCCCCGGCAAGAATGAAGAACACCACCAGCCCAAAATCGAAGCCGCCGACCTCTGACCACATCGCTCTGACCGCGTTGACTGATGTCGCATTCTGCAGGGCTAGCACGGTTGAACTGGCATCTCCGAGCTTCTGCCCGTACAGGACGCCGCCGGCGTCGATCCAGAACACCCAGGGCAGAGCCTCCGTGACAAACTCGACGCTGCCCCTTGTATCCTTCGGCATGCTGCCGTCAAACGCGAGCGCGATATCGACGGCGATGGCGGAGAAGCCGGTGTCAAGCCAAACGTGCTCTGCCATTTCATCCGTGTTCTCTGAACACAGGATTTGGGCGATACCGTTATCAATAAAGGCGAGATAGGTCCGCCTTGGCTTTTTGCTTGCATTCGGGTGGCACTCCGCGATAGATATGCTGCTGATGGCTGTGTATTCACCAATCAATTGCCGCTCCAGGAAATCCGGGCCTGTCAAGGGAACGGTCGGGCGGGAAATCCATAGGTCGACGCTCGGTGCTGCTTTTGTACTTTCGGCCTGTACGGCGAGAAGCAGCTTTTCTCTCAGAGAAGCTGGCAGATACCTCATCCCGTTACCTCCCCAGCAAGAGTCACCTCCGCTTTGAACCAATCACCCGGCAGGCGGTCTCCAAACTTGAGCTTGATGACGCGGCCGTAATACAAACCGTGGCTGACCGTCACGCGCAAAAGAGCGGCGGAACTCTCGGCGGCCATCAGAAGTGACTTGCCATTCCGGCTAACATAAGCGGCCATGTCGTAGCTGACCGCCGGCGCTCCGATCTTCTGGATATGATACTTCCCGTCAAGCGTCTGCTGTATAACGCTGATTTGATTTTGCGACAGTTCAAGGCTTACGTGTTTCGTGATTTCTATGTTTGCATCAAGGTTGGTGAGTGATGCCATTACAACCTCGCTTCCTGTCTCAACTGCCCGAGAATAATGTCCACAACGCCGGTTAACGCGCCCTTGTCGTTGACACCCTCGACCCGGATGGTGCCGGTGTGGTTGTAGGTTATGGGCTGAGGCGTACCGGCATAAGCAGGCTGCAGACCGGACATTGTGGCCGAGATGTCAAAGTCTGTGGGGATAGCTCTCTTCATATCACGCTCCACATCAGTCATTGCTTTCAGGAAACCGACGCCGACACCTTTACCCATGTTACCGCCGATGCCTTCAAAGACCGTCGAAGGGGAGTGAATGCCGAGCAAGCCTTTCACTCCGTCAACGATACCGCCAAAGAAGCCGGTCACCTGATCCCAGATCCATTTACCCATGCTCTTGATACCTTCCCACAAGCCCTTGACAATGTTGACGCCGATCTCAAGCACCGCACTTACCGCGTTCCCCAGTCCTTTAACAATAGCGGCGATGATCTCCGGTAATTTGGCCACAAGCTGCGGAATTGCCTTGATCAAGCCAACCGCCAGCTGAACGGTCAGCTGGATGCCCATCTCAATGATGAGCGGCAGGTTGTTTGTCACAAAATCAATGATAGAAGAGATGATCTTCGGTATGGCCTCGATGAGCCTGGGGATGGCGTCTAGAAGGCCTTGCGCCAGCCCCTCCATGATCTTGAACGCCGCGTCCAGAATCTTGTCCATATTGTTCGACAGGGTTTCGACAATCAAGATGATGGCGTCGACAATAGCCGGGATGAGCTCCGGCAGCGCATTGGCGATACCTTCTGCAAGGGTAATGATCATTTGCAGCGCGGCATCAATAATAGCCGGAAGGTTCTCAATGATGCCGTCAACAAGTGCGAAAACAAGCTGAAGCGCCCCCTCTGTAATCTGAGGGAGCGCTCCGATGAGACCCTGAAGAAGCGACTTCGTGATTTTAACTGCGGCGTCGATGATAATGGGGAGGTTATCCACGACGGCCTTTCCGATAGAGTTGACGATGTCCAGTCCGACCTGAATGAGTTTCGGCAGGTTCTCCATCAGCATACTTGAAAACTTGCCGACCGTGTCACCGATGACTTCACTGATTTTGCCCCAGTCGCCGCCAGCTTTGGCTAAACCCGATGTAAATTCGCCCAGGAGCGAAACGCCGTCGTCGGCAAGTATCTGGAGCTGAGGCAGAAGTACGGTGCCCAGCGTATTTTTAGCTGCTGAAGCTCCGGACTTGAGCCGCTGGACGCTGTCATCAAACTTGCCCAGCGCCGCGAGAGTGTCTTCCGACATGACGGCACCCATTTTCATCGCTTCTTCGGTCAGAGCCGCCATACCAGCACTACCCTGGGCGATGAGGGGATTGAGTTCCTGCGCCGACTTACCGAAGAGCTGCATGGCGAGCGCGTCCCGCTCCGTTTCGTTGGAAAGCTTACCGAGCGCATCAATGGCTTCCCAGTAGACTGTTTCACCGTCCCGGAGATTGCCGTATGTATCAGTAACTGAAACTCCGAGCTTTTTGTATGCCTCCGCGACTGACCCGGTGCCCTTACTAGCCGAATCCATGGACCGGACATTACGAGCCATCGTGGAGGTCAGCGTCTCCAGATCGGTGTCCACCAGTTCTGCGGCGTATTTGTACGCCTGCAGCTTCTCAGTAGACATGCCCGTGACGGTCGACTGTGTCAGAATCTCGTCAGCATAAGCGGCTGAACTGACCGTCATGTTGACAAGTGCCTTTCCGGCGCCGACTGCGGCGGTGCCGATGGCAGTAACTGTAGCGCCCAGCGCCACGCCTACGCCTTTCAGAACGCCAGTCAGGTTGTTGAAGCGTGAGCCTGCGTCGTCTGCCTGCCGTGCAGACTTCTTCAGTTCGTCGCCGAACTGGTCCGCCTGTTTTTCTGCGTCATCGAATTCATTTGCAGTCTTGTCCAAAGCCTTGTTGTTCTGCTCAAGCTCGCGTTCCATGCTGTTGAGCTCAGCTTTGGCATTGTTCAGCTGAACAGCCCAGGCTTTTGTACGGCGGTCATTCTCACCGAAGGAGGACGTTGCGTTCCCCAGCGCCTTTTCAAGGGTAGTGATTTTATCTTTTTGGGTGTCGATCTCCTTGTTGAGAACCTGATTCCGCGCAGTAATCGCTTCAATGGAATGATCCTGTTTCTCAAACTGGGAGGCGACGAGATTCATTTCTGAACCGAGCACTTTGAATGACTGATTTATATCGGAAAGGGCTTTTTTAAACTCCTTTTCGCCCTCTATACCAATTTTCAGGCCTATATCGGACATGCTGTCGCCTCCTCTCTGAAAATGGATATGAAAAAGGAGCAACCTTTCGATTGCTCCATGGCTGGGTTATATTGCAATTCGTTTTTACAGAACTAGCTAAACACCTTCGAAAAACCTTAAAACACAACCGTCAATTGTTGTTACATCACACGCTTTTGCGCCCCAAGATCGAGTAGTAACATCCGTAATCTGCTCCCATCCACTTTTTTTTGCGTGGTTATACAGATTTTCAATACCCTTGACTGCCATCATGGATATCAGACATTGAGGCGTCTCACCGGGTAGTAGAAATATCCCATTAAACGATGTTACACCTAAGTGTACCAACTCGCCGTTAAATGGCATTGCGCATCCGTAATTCGGATTGCCATCATCATCTCTCACTTCGACTCCAGCATACCAGCCTAATACATCTTCAAACCATTTGGCTGTCCGATCCATATCAGGCGTAAGATAAACTGCTCCAACGTTACCTACAGTATAACCTCTTTGCTTGATTCTTTCTTGCATCAGGTTCATTCCTTCCAAAATTGATTTAATGGTAATTCTGGCGAATGTCTTTATTTCTCCATGATTGCGCGCCATCATGGGTGAAATATTATGGAAACGAGAAAAAGCACGCGAGAAGCTCTCTGGTGTTTCGTAGCCGTACTTGTAGGCAATTTCGATTATTTTGGCTTTTGATGTCTTTATATCCGCTCCAGCAAGCGATAACCGTCTATACCGAACATAGTCGCCAAGAGTTATACCACAAATTATTGAAAATAGTCTTTGGAAATGATGGCTAGACATAAAAGCCTGGCTAGCGATAACATCAAATTTCAAATCATCTAGAATATTTTCTTCAACATAATCGATAGCTTTTTGAATGTTTATTACAGTTTCCACACATTCACCTCCCATCTGCCTTTGATTCTAAAGGAATAAACTAAAGAATTCATGACTTTCTGTGCTTGTTGCTGCACATTACCCCCAGCAATTTAAAAGCTTACCATATTTATTGATATACTTCAAATACCATAAGGGATTAGGTCATCGATGTCATACTCACGCTTCGGCTTCGCCAGTCCGTTATACTGTTTATGGCACTCCCACAAGTCGAGCAGCAAGCCGATCGGGGTAAGCCAGATTTCCTCCTCCGAACGATTCAACTGAACAGAACCATAATAAAGAAGCCGGGTAAACAGCTCTTCATCGTTTACCCGACTTCCGCGTTTTTTGAGGGTTCCTCCTCGCTTTCAACGTGCCGCTTCGTGCCCCTGACCATAGCTTCCATAATCGCATCCTTATAAGCTGCCAGCTCATGCGGTGAGGTCAGCAGCTCGACTTCTTCCGGGGACAGAAGGACGAGCTTGTTGCCCGGATTACGAAGGTTATGTATCAGACGGCTCTGGTTGGCAAGAAGCGTGATGAGCCAGACAATCTCATCAAGGGCGAGTTCAAAATTCTCGGTTTTCATGAGCTTATCACCCAGGCTTTCCAGGCCACCATAGCGTTTGGCGATCTCCTTTGTGGCTTTAGTGGTGAGAATCAGCTCGTACTCCTCACCGCCGATGGAGATCAAAGAGCTTCTATCGTTGTCCATAAACCGCACTCCTTAGACCGCTGAAAACTCAGGCTCGTATACGGAGGTGTACCAGCTGCTGATCGTACTCGCTAAAACAGACGCGTCATCTTCGTTGACTTCCGCTTTCCAGGGATGCTTGCCCTGCTCATCGAGTTTGTTCCTGCGGATGACCGTTCCCTCGATCGTGGGAGTGGAGAAGGTGATACTGTCGCCCTTTGTCTGTAGGTTCGTTGCCGGGATGCCAAAAATGATGCGGTACAGCCAGAAATAACGGTACTTGCCGTTGGCCTTTTTCGCCCTAAAGCCGATGGCCACAGGCGAACCGCCGTCCTCACTGGCTGATATCAGGACATGGTTGTCGTCGATGGTGGCACCGGTCAGGTCTTCCGCTGCCGTTACGCCGATATCGTCAATCCCGAGGGACAGTTTGCCTGTTTTGAATTCTTTCACAACCGTTGAGGCCGAATCGTCGGCATACAGCGTCGCCTCAGCCAACTCAACCGAAAGATCGGCCTTCATGGCTTTAGCAAGGGCAATCGGCGTACCGTAGGTTTCGTCGCCGTTTGCACCCTCGGTTATTTTCGCGTAGTAGAGTTTATCCAGTCCGATGGTTGCCATCGTCATTCCTCCTTATGTTATTCCGTTATCTTATTGATTTCTTCGTCAATGACCCGCGCCATTTCCGCCTGCGCTTGTGTCCGTGTTTTGTTCACAGCCGGCCGGATGAAGGGGCGCTTTGGCTGTTTCGATGTGCCGCTTTCCAGAGCCCTTGCCTTGAGTTGGTTCGGGACACCGTTCCGGTCGTAACCGTCAAAGCCCAACTTCGCGTTCCAGTTCCCGTCCCGGTCCTGCATGATCGGGGTAATACCGAAGGAGTCCACAAGATCGCCTGTGGCTTCCGGGGACAGAACGCCATCGAGGCTGCTCTTTATCTCGTCTGCCACAATTTTCGCGCCGGCGTAAATCGCCTGTTTCGCCACACGGTCAGAATCAATAGACAGCTGGGACAGCTTCAACGCAAATTCATCCCCCGCCTTGAAGGTCATGCGCGCCATCAGATCACCTCAAAGACCCACTCGTAGTGGATATATTTCGTCTCGTCCTCATACTGTATGGAATTAAGCCGGAAGGATATATCCGCATCGTCCAGGGCGTTCTGGATTCTGTCTACATTAGGGTCGTTTTCTGTTTTGGTGAAATAGTCAATCGTACCCTGAATCGCCTGTTCCTGTATTCGGCCGTCCGTCCATAGGGAATCTGCCTGACCATCCTCAGCCCAGACGATGTATTTGTTCGGCTGCTTGCTGGCTGTATAATGCGTAACAGGTACGCCGACAGTAAGAAGGGCGGCTGGTATTACATCAAGCTTCACCGGTTCCGCCTCCCTCCGCAATATCGTAATCCTGCAGCAGTTCTTCCAGCGTCAGATCCATGACAGACGGGTCAACGTCCTCCGGGTACTGCACCTGGACAATGCGGTACTGCTTTCCGTCGTTGGGGATTGCCACGTCCTGCGCCGAGACATCCCGCAGGAGCGGGCAGCGCAGAACGTATTTTACATTTACGTTCGCCTGCTTTGCCGTATAAAAGCGTGTCAAGCCGACGGTACGCTCATGGTAACGAAGCGTCCGTTTCCATGTCAGCGCCTCCGTCAGCATTCCACCGTCCACGCCTGTATTACTTACGGTGTAGATACTAACCACACCATCATTAAAGCTCTGCGTTTTCCTCGGCATATGCCGCCATCTCCTCCCGAATCTGGAGGCTTAAAAGCTCATGCAGATAGTTGACCTGGAATTCGTCCAGGGCGTTGGCGCGGACATAACGGCAGTAGTCCAGGAGAAGCTCACGAGGCCTATCTTCGGCGGTGTAGTCCAAGGTGATACCCGCAACGCCGTCGATGTATCTGATGCCGCGGGCGATGATGCCGGAGAGTTTTTCATCTCCGGCGCTGTCTTCCCACGTGATGTCCAGGTAATTCCGGACGGCATCAAGCAGTCCTTCAGGCAGTGCCATCCGTCATTCCTCCTTAGGACTTGGTAACGGTGACAGTATAGGTTTCGCTCGCCTCGCCAATGGTCACGGTGATGGTGACAGTGTTCTCGCCAGCGGCCCAGGTTGCTGCCGCTCCGTTTACCACAGGCGTCGAACCGTTCAGAATCGCGATAGTTGCTTCACCGTTCATCGCCACGGCGGTGATGGTGTTGGTAGCATTAGTGGTATCGGCCCCATAGACGAACACCGACTTGTTGAAGGCCGGGCTTAGCGTCAGGGAACCAATGGTCAAACTTGCCAGCCGCGCGTCAGCCACGCCGTAGACGTTCAGCGGATCATTGGAAACTGCAACCTCACCGGCCACGGTTAATGCATCGTTAGTGATGCGCACCGGCCAGGAGGTAGCCTTAAGTCCGGATATATTTAATCGCAGGAACGACGATGAATCGAGGGGTTTCCCATCACCATAAAGTTTGGTCAAATATACTCTTTCGTCTTCCAGGAAGTGATACTCATCGGAATACTCGATCTTCCCACCCTTACCTGTGCCGAGCCCCA